CAGTGGATGCCTCCGGAACTTCTCCCTGAGCCTGATAAACAGGCTGGTTTTGCATATCGCTGGATTCGTGTATCAATGTTAAACAATTCTGATCCCCGTAATATTTCCGCGAAATTTCGCGAGGGTTGGGAACCTGTACATATAGACGAACAACCGAAATTTAAACTGTTAGCTACTCGTGAAGGTCCCTATAAGGACAATATCGAGATTGGCGGGTTATTACTCTGCAAGATTCCGGAAGAGATTGTTGCACAGCGTATGGCATATGAAAATGGTCAAACGCAAGCTCAGTCGGAAGCTGTAGACAATAACTTAATGCGCCAAAGTGATTCGAGAATGCCAATCTTTATGGAGCGGAAATCCTCGGTGACCTTTGGAAAAGGTTCTCAATAATTTAGGAGATTTACATGGCTTATCCTACAGTTTCGGCCCCTTACGGTCTAAAGCCTGTTAACCTCATTGGCGGTCGTGTATTTGCGGGCTCAACTCGCATGTTCCCAATCGTTAACGGTTACAGCACAAGCCTGTTCAACGGCGACGTTGTTCAGTTAGGTACCGGTGCAAACATTGGTACTTTGGTTGCCTCTACTCTTGCTTACAACGCTTCTAGCGCTGTTGCAGGTACTATTGGTATTTTTGCTGGTTGTGAGTATTCAACTACTGGCGGCCCAATCTACGGTAAAAACCGTTATCAGTTCTGGCAGGCTTCAACAACTGCTCCTGATGCACTTGGTTATGTAGTTGATGATCCTCAAGCTGTTTTCCAAACTGCGGTTGTTGCTAACCCAGCTGGTACAGGTGGTTCTACTACTATTCAGTACATCAACCCAGCTTTTGTTGGTTCTAATGCTTATTACATTGGTGCTGCTGCTGGTAATACTGGTTCTACCACTACTGGTGATTCTTTGGCAGCTGTTGCAGTTTCTGCTTCTGCTACTGTAAGCACACCTATTACAACTTCTGCTCCATTCCGCATTGTTGGTGTTGTTCCTGCATCCGCTGTAACTGTTGCTGCTAATGCTACATCTAGCTCTACAACTATTACATTGTCTGCTGCTAATAGCGCTATTCAACCTGGTATGGCTGTATCTGGCCCTGGTATTACCCAAGGTTCAAATACATATGTAACAGCAGTTTCAGGTACATCTGTAACGATTAACACAGCAGTAGCTACTGCTCAATCGACAGCTGCACAGTTTTCTTTCACTGGCTACCCAGAAGCATTAGTAACATGGAACGCAGGTTATCATGGTTACAACAATGCCACTGGCGTTTAATTAGGAGCATTTTAAATGGCTATTTCACGCGCACAACTACTTAAAGAGCTCCTACCAGGACTAAACGCATTGTTTGGACTTGAGTATGCTCGCTATGGTGAAGAACACAAAGAGATCTACGAAACAGAGACCTCTGAGCGTTCCTTCGAAGAAGAAACAAAATTGTCAGGCTTCAGCGCTGCACCAGTCAAAAACGAAGGCCAAGCCATCGCGTATGACAATGCACAAGAAGCATGGACAGCTCGCTACAACCACGAGACTATTGCTCTTGGCTTCTCTCTCACCGAAGAGGCTATTGAGGACAACTTGTATGACAGCTTATCGGCTCGTTATACCAAGGGTCTAGCTCGTGCTATGGCTTACACCAAGCAAGTTAAAGCAGCTGCAGTATTAAACAACGGTTTTAACAGCCAAGTTACTTATGGTGACGGTCAGCCTTTGTTCTCTACACAGCATCCTTTGATTTCTGGTGGTGTTAACGCCAACACTCCATCTACTCCTGCTGACTTGAACGAAACTGCATTGGAAAATGCCGTTATCCAGATCGCAGCTTGGACTGATGAACGTGGCCTATTGATCGCTGCTCGTCCTAAGAAACTTGTAGTTCCACCTGCATTGCAATTCGTTGCAACTCGTTTGTTAGACACAGAACTCCGTGTTGGTACAAACAACAACGACATCAATGCAATTAAGAACAACGGTTCTGTTCCAGAAGGTTACACAATTAACCACTTCTTGACCGCAACCAATGCATGGTTCTTGACAACTGATGTTCCAAACGGTTTGAAGCACTTTGAGCGTATTCCATTGCAAAACAGCATGGACGGCGACTTCGATACTGGTAACGTACGTTACAAGTCTCGTGAGCGTTACAGCTTCGGTGTATCAGATCCATTAGGTATCTACGCATCGTACTAAGTAGTACTGAAGGGGGGCCTAAAAAGCCCCCTTTTTTATTGCATTAATTTTTATTTGTAGTAATATCGAGACATCTGGGTGATTAACTATGCCACCACTGCCCCAGCAGACAATGCAAGGATCGGTATAGTAACTTTTGCATAAGGAGTCCATTATGGGACGTAGTACATTTTCAGGCCCGATTTTATCTGGCGAACAACGCTTTGGTTCACAACGTAACGTTGGAACTGTTCAATTAGTTCAAAATGCATTTTTAGATTTTTCAGTAACTACACCCGGTACTACCAATTATGGTGGTTCTTCTGGTACGTTCGTTTCTTCAAACAATATTCCTAATAACGTAGGTACTATTTGGACACCACAAAACGGCGTATATAACAATAATGGTCCTACTCTTGCATCTGCACCAACAGCGGATACTACTGGTACTAACTATCGTGGTGCAGTATTTTTACTGCCATATGGTTCCAACTTAATTGATGTAATCATTGAACAGGGTACTACCCCAACAGATGGTACACATGCTGTTACTTCTATTCAGCCATACATTTCTAATGCCTTTGCAACCTCTACCGGTGTTTATGCTACTTCTGCTGCTATTACTGGTGCAGGCCGTACTTACGCAACATATTCTGCAACTCAGCTAGATAATGCTAACGGTACTTTGTTAGACGTACAGAATATTCAACCGGGTAATCAACCTTCATGGTTTAGCCAAGTAGTTGTTACTTTAGCTATGACTGCTACTGGATTGACTTCTGTTAATGCAGGACAAATGAATATTACATTGCGTTATACACAAGCTGATTACAATATCGGTAATGCTACAACTTACCCATATGGTAACTTTGACTAATTAATCCGGGGGAACTTCGGTTCCCCATTTACAATTTAAGGAGATTAATTATGGGTATGATGCAATATGATGTTTTATCTTCATATAACACAACTTCGCCAGCTAATATTACGTCTAATAGACAACGCTTAAAAGGTTTTGCTTATTTAGGTTCAGGTACAGCTGGATTAATTACATATACTGACACTGTTACAGGCGCTATTCTTTACAGAATGGCTGTTTCCGCAGGTGATACTTACACTATAAATTTAATTTTACCGGGTGAAGGTATTTTAGCCCCTAATGGGTTAACAGTTACTTTTAGTGGATTAATTTATATCACTACTATTTACGGTTAATCATGGTACTAGATGATCAAACTAAACAAGAATTAGTTAGCCTTGTAAAGGCAGCAGTTAGTGAAGCTGTTGAAGCTCATCCACTATCCCCAGAAGAAGTACATTGGGTTAGAATGGCTATACAGGCAGAGGCTAATCGGGCGGCGTTCCGTAAAGCAGTTATTGAAAAAACTTTAGCTGGTTTAGCCATAGCAGCACTAGTAGCTATTATGGGTATGTTTATGACCGGGTTTAAAAGTTATTTAGGAAAATAATGCCAAGCGTATCTAAAAAGCAGCATAATCTGATGGAAGCGGTAGCTCATAGCAAATCTTTTGCTAAAAAAGTCGGCATTAAACAGTCTGTTGGTAAAGATTTTGCTAAAGCTGATAAAGGTAAAAAGTTTGGTACAGGCGGTGGTGTAGGTGTAACTCGAGGCGGAAAAGGTATGATTAATCGTCAAGAGACAAGGTTTGGTAGCATTTTTGGCGAAGAAAAGAATGTTCCCAATGTTAATATTAATAAGTATGTAGGTAAGAAAACCGGTGGAAGGGTTAAAAAATGATGCCAACTAAGAAATTTTCTCAAAAAGAAACAATGGGTAGCGAGTCTATGGGTAAAGTGAAAACTGCTGCTCCTAGCATGGACGGTATTGCAGAACGTGGTAAAACCAAAACTAAATATCCAAAAATGGCCGGTAATACAATTGGTAACGGTCCTTTGGTTCACTGCAAATAATCATGGCATACGAAGAAACCCAATCTGAAAAACAGCAACGCCAAGCTAAAGAAGCTGCTAACGCAGCTAAAGGCAAAGCGGCTGAGGCTAAGCAAGATTACGAAGTATTTGGTTCTCGTGGCGATGCTGCTCGCAAAGGCATGGAAGAAGGTCGTATGGACGCTATGGGTAACTCATATAAAAAAGGTGGAAAAATTATGGAACATAAACACAACGTAGACCACGTAAAACAACACGCTGCTGGTCACATGCATGAGCAAGAAAAAGTAGCTAAGATGTACGGTGAAGCTCCTCATAAAATGAACCACGAGCATGTAAAAGCTATGTGCGGTGGCGGCATGGGTAAAGCTAGAAAATGATGGGTAGTCGAGGGATGGGCGCAATCAGCCCATCTAAAATGCCTAAAGCAAAAACTATTGTTCGCAAAGACAATCCTGATGACGTTACCATGTATAAAAAAGGTGGTAAAGTTGGGCTTTACGAAAATATTCATAAGAAGCAAGCACGTATTGCAGCTGGCTCTGGTGAAAAGATGCGCCTTGTTGGATCTAAAGGCGCGCCTACTAAAAAGGACTTTATTAAGTCTGCTAAAACAGCAAGGAAAAAGAAATGACTTTATTTGATCACGTATATTCTTATATTAAAAGCGCAGGTCACGCAGTGGAAAGCGAAGAGCATAAGTTACTGCAAGAATTTGTTACCTATTTGGCTAGCAATTCTGTAGTTGCTGGGTTCTTTGAGTACTCAGGTACTGATAAAGAAAAAGAAGTAGTAGCTAATTTCGCTTCTACTTTAATGCCAGCTGAACAATTTGTGGCACCTGCTATCCCAGCTCCAGTTGTTGAAGAGCCTGTTGCACCAGCAGTAGAACCAGCTCCTGTAAGTATTGAACCAGTAGTAGAAACAGAAGCTAAGGCTGAATAATTATGGCTGGCTCAAATACAGGTAAACAACAACCCGTTGGTATAGAACGTGTAGGCGGTTTAAAAAAAGGTGGTTGGATTAAAGATGCTATTAAGAAACCTGGTTCTTTACGTAAAGAACTAGGCGCTAAACCTGGTAAACCGATTCCGTCAGCAAAATTAGCTGCAGCTGCAAAAAAGCCCAACGTCGAGGGCAAGCGGGCTAGGCTGGCGGAAACCATGCGTAAGTTTAAGAAGAAATAAAGAATAAGTAGAAAGGCAGCGTAAAGAAATGAAATTTGTCATTGATTGGGCATTTAGTTTATTTAGAAAACCAGAAGTAGAAATTACTTTTGAACCAGAAGCGCAGGCTTGGCCTTTCCCTGTACCGGCAGAAAAGAAAAAGCCAAAAGTGGCAAAAGCTACTACTCGTAAGGCTAAGGAACCGGTAAAGAAACCGGCAGCTAAGAAGACTGTTGCTAAAAAGAAAGCTAAGTAATGGCTACATCAGGAACCACCTCGTTTAATTTAGACATGGGCGACCTTATTGAGGAAGCCTTTGAGCGTTGTGGTTCTCAGTCTCGTTCTGGTTATGATTTTAGAACTGCGGCGCGTAGTGTTAACCTTCTTACTATTGAGTGGGCTAACAAAGGAATTAATCTTTGGACTATTGAGCAAGGACAAATTCCAATCAATATTAATGCAGGACAGATTAGCTACCCAATTCCTGTTGATACTATTGACCTATACGACCACGTTATTCGTCAGGGCCAAGGGCAAAACCAAGTAGATATTAATATTACCCGCATTTCCGCCGATGATTATTTAACTATTCCTACTAAAAATGCTTATGGTCGCCCTATTCAAATTATGGTTGACCGCCAAACAGGTAACGTAGATAGTACTGCTGTTACGACTGTCGCCACTGGTTATCCAATTGCTTCTACTGATACAACAATTACTGTTACTTCAACAGCTAATATGCGCACTCAAGGTTTTATTAATATTGATGGCGAAACAATCTTGTATCAAAATATTTCTGGTAACCAGTTACTAAATTGTTATCGTGGGCAAAATAACACAACGGCAGCCGCACACGCAGCGGGTGCTTCAATTTATAACAACTATTTACCAAACGTAAATATTTGGCCTACTGGCAATCCTGGCACTCAGTACACTTTAATTTATTACCGTATGCGCCGTATGCAAGATGCTGGTACTGGCGTTAACACTGAAGACATTCCATTCCGGTTTATCCCCGCTATGGTTGCCGGCCTCTCATACTATTTGTCTATGAAGTTAATGGATATTAATCCGCAGCGCATTCCGATGTTAAAAGCAGATTATGATCAGCAATTCCAATTAGCAGCAGACGAAGATAGAGAGAAAGCAGCGATACGGTTTGTGCCACGTAACATGTCTTATTACAGGTAATTATGGCTACTAAGAAAAAAACTCCATCCCTTGCAGTTGGTAGAGGTGAAAAACTGCCTGTTTCAAAAGGCGCTGGGCTTACAGCTAAAGGGCGCGCTAAATATAACGCAGCTACTGGGTCACATTTAAAAGCTCCTCAACCAGAAGGCGGTCCACGCAAGAAGTCATTCTGCGCCCGTATGTCTGGTATGCCAGGCCCAATGAAAGATGAGAACGGTAAGCCTACTCGTAAAGCAGCTAGCTTGAAACGGTGGAACTGTAAATAATGCCGAATAAGTTCGCCTCTGGCAAACACTCGATAGCGGAATGTGATCGTTGTGGTCAGCGGTATAAACTCGCGGAAATACGTATACAGACACTAAAAACAAAGCCGTATAAGATAAAAGTATGTAGGACTTGCTGGGACCCAGATCAGCCACAATTGCAATTAGGTATGTACCCAGTGAGTGATCCGCAAGCAGTACGTGATCCAAGACCAGATGTAAGTTATTATTCAGCAGGAAGCACAGGGTTATATACAAATCCTAATGCTAGTAATAGTATTAATAATGCGGGTTACCCCACAGACGGCAGTAGACAGACTCAATGGAATTGGAATCCTGTTGGAGGACCTAGGGCTTTTTCTGACGCTTTTGTGCCCAATGACTTGAATTTAACGATTACAATAGGTACAGTGACTATAGCAACTACTTAGGAGTATTAAAATGGCAAAAATGAAACATGATGACGAAGCTCAAGATAAAAAATTAATTGCTAAAATGATTAAAGCATCTGAGAAAAAAGAACCCGAAGGCATGAAAAAAGGTGGCATGGCTATGAAAAAAATGTCTAGTGGTGGCCCTAGTGCTGCTACAAAAAAATCTCCAAAAGCTATGGATGATATGGATATGGGTATGAAAAAAGGTGGTAGCGTGAAGAAGATGGCTAAAGGTGGAGTAACAGGTTCTGCTATGAAAGCTATGGGTCGTAACTTAGCACGTGCACGCAATCAAAAACCAGGAAGCAAATAATATGGCTATCCAAATTAAACCAACAACCAAAAACAGCTCGCCTATGCGTACTGGTAAGGCTAAGAACAATGGCGCTGCTGAGCAATATGAAACAAATGGTACTGGCGTAGCTGCTGAGCGCAAAGCAACAGGTCATGATATGAAAGACCCAAATACTATGAGAGCAGATGAACTTGTTCCTGGTGGCCCAGCTATGACTGTATCTATTGGCAATAAGAACCGTGGACCTAAGACTGATGGTATTGAAATGCGTGGTGCCGGTGCTGCAACTAAAGGTCGTATGTCACGTGGCCCAATGGCTTAAGGGTAAACCCTAATGAATTATGTACAGCTTCAGCAGTTAATACAAGACTATGCCGAAAATACTGAGGCATTATTTGTACAGGATATTCCTAAGTTTATCCAGCAGGCTGAAACTCGTATATACAACTTTGTTCAGTTACCTTCATTACGTAGAAACGTAACAGGTACGATGACAGTAGGAAACCAATATGTTTCCTTGCCAAACGATTGGCTTTCAAATTACTCTGTAGCTATTATTGATCCAACAACATTAACGTATACATACCTTATTAACAAGGATGTTAACTTCTTAAGAGAAGCATATCCAACAGTTCTAAATAACGGTACAACTTATCAAGGAACTCCTACAGGAGCACCTAAGTATTACGCAGTATTTGGGTCACAATACTCTAATCAGAATGAAATGTCATTGATGGTCGCCCCCGCACCTGACCAAGCATACCCATTAGAGCTACATTATTTCTACTACCCAGCTACTATTGTGCAGGGTGTTATTAACGGTTTAAGCTCAATTACTAATGCTGGCTCGCTATATACTCCAGGGGTATACTCACAAGTACCCCTTACAGGTGGCAATGGGTCTTACGCTACAGCTACTGTTACTGTTTCTATGACAGGTTCTGTATCGTCGATTACATTAGACGATGGCGGTGTTTTCTATGTACCAGGTGATGTGCTTAGCTTTAATGCTGCTTCCATTGGTTCTGGTACAGGTTCTGGATTTACTATCAGCGTGGCTAACATCTCTAATGCGACTGGCACAAGCTGGCTTGGGGATAACTATGACCCAGTTTTGTTCTATGGCGCTATGCGTGAAGCTATGCTGTTTATGAAGCAAGAGCAAGACTTGGTTACTTATTATGAGAATAAATTTCAAGAAGCACTAGCTGAAGTTAAACGTCTTGGTGATGGTCTGGATCGTGGCGATGCTTACAGAGATGGGCAAACCCGATTAAATACTAATTTAAAAGGTAATGTGGCCTCATGATTACCCAAACTTCTTGCACAATTTTTCAGCAGAATTTACTGAACGGTAATGAGAATTTTACTACTGGAACGTACAAGATTGCTCTATATAACGCATTGGCTAATTTAAACCAAAGTACCACTGCTTACACTCCTGTAAATGAGGTTGTAGGTACTGGGTATACAGCGGGTGGGCAGCAGTTAGTTATATCAACTCCACCTACCCAAAGTACTACAAATAACATTACATACGTATCGTTTCAAAACGCAGTCTGGACCCCCGCATCCTTTACTTGTAGGGGTGCTTTAGTCTACAATGCTGTTACGGGCGCTGCGTGTTTTGTATTAAATTTTGGTTCGGATAAAACATGTACCAATAGCTTTACAGTGCAATTCCCAGCAGCGACTTATTCGTCTGCTATTTTAACAATTGGAACTACCACAAGTAGTATTAACTATAGCAGTTCAGATTAATTAGGAGCAATTATGCAAAAAGAATTAGCAAGCTGTGGCGATAGCGCTGTAGCTACTTTACAAGCAAATGTAGCCATTCCTGAAGGTATGACTCAAGAAGGCTTTTATCATGTTGAATGCCGTGATGCAAGTGGCAACCTTAAATGGGAAGATCAAATTCCTAATTTAGTTGTTGCAGTTGGCAAACAATTAATGCTTGATACTTTGTTAAAGGGTAGCTCTTACTCTGTAACAGGTCCATATTTAGGTTTGATTGGCAATAGCACAACATTTGCTGCTACTGACACAATGGCTTCCCATTCTTGGACAGAGTTTGTTAACTACACAGTTAGCGGCTCAGGAAATCGTGGTACAGCAGTATTTGGATCGGCTACTTCTACAGGTTCAACACCAACAAACGTAACCTCTTCTTCTGCTTCTGCAATTACTTATACCATTACTGGAGGCGGTGGCACTGTTTATGGATGCTTCTTGGTATTAGGTACTGGCGCAGTAAGTACATTTAGTTCAACTGCTGGTACTTTATATAGCGAAGGCAACTTCACTACTGCAAAAGCAGTTACTGCTGGCGACACAGTAAGCGTTACATATAGCACTACAGCTACTTCTTAAGGAGCCTTAAATGGCTTTTGCTTTAGCGGATAGAGTACAGGAAACTGGTACCGTTAGTAGCGGTACTGGTCCTGTTTTGCTTGCGGGTCCAGTAAATGGGTTTCAATCTTTCAGTGCTGGGATAGGTAATGGAAATACTTGTTACTACACTATTTATGATCCAATAGCTTATTCTTGGGAAGTCGGTTTAGGAACTTATACATCTGGACCAAGTACTTTAACTAGAAATACAGTCTATTCATCAAGCAATAGCAACTCCGCAGTTAACTTTAGCACTTCAAATACGCTAAGTGTATGGGTAGACTACCCATCTGAAAATTCTGTTTATCAGGGTGGATCACCTACTTTTTCAAAAGTAACTAGTACTGGTGATATTGAGTTAAGCGGAAAAGTCTATCCTAACGGCTCTAGTACAAACGATTACTTATCTATATCTGGTGGCCAAGCAGTTTTGGCTACTTTTAGCGATACCATTCTTCTTGAAAATGATGTATGGGGTTTTTACAACGTATTTAATTCTAGCTATGCATTCAGTGTAAATAACCAAGGGGACATTACAGTTGGTAGTTGGCAGGCTAATACAATATCTCCAATTTATGGTGGTACTGGACAATCAACTTATACCACTGGTGACATACTTTATTCTAACGGAACTAACAGTCTTGCTAAGCTTCCTATTGGAAGTTCTGGTCAAGTTTTAACCGTATCCGGTGGTTCTCCAACATGGTCAAACGCTAGTGGCTCTGGAACTGTAACAAGTATTACTGCTGGTACTGGTTTATCTGGCGGAACAATTACCACTTCTGGCACTATTGCAATAGCTAATACTGCTGTTACAGCTGGATCATACACAAACGCTAATATTACAGTAAATGCACAGGGTCAGATTACAGCAGCGTCTAATGGCTCTGGAGGTGGTGGCGGTCTTTCTTGGCAGTCTGTTCAAACAGCTAACTTTACTGCAGTAGCTGGCGATGCTTACCCAGTTGATACCACTTCAGCCGCAATTACAGTAACTCTGCCAGCTTCTCCTTCTACTGGTCAAATGGTAACTGTGCTTGACTATGCTGGAACTGCGGCAACCAATAATATTATTGTTAACCCTAATGGAAAAAATATTCAAGGGGCAAGTAGTAATGTAGTTATTAGCGCAAATCGCCAAGCCTATAATTTTGTGTATGTAGATTCAACACAAGGTTGGCTATCTTACGCTCAAGAATATAATGCTTTATCTGGATCCCCAATATCATATTTAGTAGTTGCTGGTGGTGGTGGTGGCGGTAACGGCCAAAATGGAGTCAACTATGGCGGCGGTGGTGGTGCTGGAGGATTACTTTCTGGGACTACTCAGTTAATAAGCGGGACAGCATATACACTTACAGTAGGATCTGGTGGAGCACCAAATACTAACGGAAATGACTCTGTATTTGGTTCAATTACAGCTTTAGGCGGCGGTTATGGCGGAACATCAAGCCCTGCTATTGGCGGTTCTGGTGGATCAGGCGGTGGCGGTGCTGGATATAGTGGCAACAATGCTGGTGGATCAGGTACATCTGGTCAAGGAAATTCTGGAGGCTCTGGGGCTAGTGGAAACTCTGCCGGTGGCGGTGGCGGTGCTGGAACTACTGGAGGCAATGGAGCTGGGGCTGGTGGCGCTGGCGGTCAAGGTTTAGCATCGTCAATTACAGGTACTTCAGTCTATTACGCAGGTGGTGGTGGTGGCGGTAACGGAGGTTCTGGTGGTGCTGGAGGTTTAGGTGGCGGCGGTGCTGGCGCAAATAGCACTGGTAACGGTGGAAATGGCACCGATAATAC